AAATTTGATGGAAAGATGTATAAAAAAACATACAAATGAAAATGATATTGTTTTTGACCCTTTCATGGGCTCGGGAACAACAGGCGTTGCTTGCAAAAACACAAACAGAGATTTTATAGGAATTGAATTAGAACCTGAAAACTTTAAGATTGCAAAAGCACGGATAGAGACAATTGAACCAAAACAAACGAACTTATGGGAGTGATTGTATGAAGATAACTTTTGACACAATAGATTTAAAAATAGCGGTGAAGTCTTTAGAAAAAACAAACAAGAGTAAATTGAATCCATATATCAGAATTAGAAGTAATGAAAATGGATTGATTTTAGGTACATCTGATTTAGCTTGTACTACAGAGATATTCTTAGGCGGAGATTTAGAAAACGCTGACAAAGTTGACTTCCAGGTTGATAGAGATGTGTTTATAGGCTTAGTTAAGATGGCTAAGGGGTCTGAAATATCCTTAGAAAAAAGAGAAAAGTATTTATTCTTTAAAAGTGGTGAATACACCGCCAAGATACCTTTTAGTGTTGAAATCACAAAGTATTTTGAAATAGAAAAGGAAGGAGTAAGGATGGACTTGTCTTTGAAAGATGTCCTCAAAGGGTTGAATAAAGTTGCTTATTCTGCTTCTTTTAATTCTAATGATGTACAACTAAGTGGGATTGTGTGGTCGTTCGATAAGAGTGGTATAACATTTGTTGGGGCGGATGGCTTCAGAATGGCTTATTCTAAGATAGATAATGATACAGGTATTGATAATATTGTATTTATGACGCCTATATTCAATATTGAAACATTTAAGAGCTTAGCCAAAGATGTAGAAGACCCAGAAATGGTTTTGTATTATACCAATAGAAGTGTTATATTAGAAACAGAAGAGTTCACAATGGCTATGAGACTCAACAGTGCAGAGGTATATGCTTTCAAGAGTATATTAGCTACTAAATGTGAGGAATGTAAGGTTTTAACCTCCAGGAAGGCTCTTATAGATATGTTTAGTTTTGTAAATGTTATTTCAAGCAATTCAATTGAAGGGGAAAAGCCTATTTTTATTAGAGCTGCCAAAGATAGTTTAGAAACAAGTGTCAGTGGTGAAACTGGTGTAAGTAATAACAAGATTGAGTCTGATGTTAAAGGCGAATTCCGACCAGAAAATATAGGTTTTTATCCTTCTAATGTGTTGGATGTGTTAAAAAGGGCAGAAGGAGTCGATATAGTAATAGAGTTCGGGGAAAAGAACATGCCTATTATTTTTTATGAACCTACAGAAGATGTTATTGAATGGAAGGCATACATAATGCCTGTGCAAATGAGGAGCTGAATATGAGTAAATCTATAACAAAGGAATTACTTGACACACAAAAAGAATACTTAAGAATGGTTTTCTATCTTAAAGAAAAACCAATAGCTTACTTGAAACCAAAGGAAGTTTTTGAACCTCTTATGTTTGTTCAAAAGTGGGACAGTTCTGAAGAGCTTAGTATTGAGTTGTCCAAAAGCTACTCAATTCTACTTTATTTAGAGCAATTGTTAAAAAGAGGTATTAATGGTTGGATTACTAAACCAATTCGTACTGAAGAATTAGACGGAGTGTTTGATAACATGTTTGAAATAATCGTTAAAAAGAATAAAGATTATGGTTCAGATAATATTCAAAATATCGGTTTGGTTGGAATTTACTTTATGCTTTCAAACAAATTAAACAGAATCAGTTCACTTCTTGAAAAAGACAAACCGAATTTTGAAAGTATAGAAGATTCTTATTTTGACATAGCTTCATATGCCTTGTTAGGATTGTTGTTATGCAACGATGTACTCTTAGAGGATTAGCAGAAAAATATAGCATTTCACAAATACCTAACAAGGTTATAAAACAATTATCTCTTAGTAGAGCAGATGTAGAATGTTTGCATATAGTCCATGACTTTGTACAAAGATTTCCTGTTGAAAATATAAACAAGTGTATCCAGCTCGCTTATTCTAAGAGAGAAAATGAATTCTTAATTTTAAATGAAGAAGAATTCGTAGGTATGGGATGGGAAAGTTTCCTCCCATACCATATTTGTTTTGACTGTGATGAAATAATTGCTTTAGTTGTAGTTCTTAAATACATGAATCAGATAAGAGCTACTTTTGAGGATATACAAGTAGGGTTCAGGGAGTTGATAAGACAGATATGCAAAAACGAGAAGAGATACAACAAGAACCAATAGTCAATTATTATGCTTTGAACTTCCGAAAGGTTAATCATCCTAAATATTCTAAGCTTTATATAGATGTTTTAATACGTGGGCTGTTGAATGGACTTTCTATAAGTAAAGCGTGTAATCTTGCTAAAATTTTAGAAAAAGATGTGTTTGATTGGATGGAAGAATCAGAGGAATTTGAAATTGTTATTAAATGGGCTAAAGCTACTTACGAAGAAGAGATATTAAAACGTGTAAAAGATTCTGCTTCAAGAAACCCAACGGTAGCTTTGAATTTGTTGAAGGAATTAAGGAAGAACGAAAAAGATGTTGGAGACGAATATGAGGATTCTTCAGATGCCTTAGCTGATGCTTTAGGAGGCTTTGATTAATGGGCAAGAAGAAGATACTGTTTGAGAATTTGATAAGAAAAACAAGAGATGACCCAGTTAAATTTGTAAACCTGATTTTTGGGATAGACCCCACATTCCAACAAAAAGAAGTGATGATGTCTGTTGCTAACAACAGAAACACTGCTGTTAAAGCTGGGCATGGCGTGGGGAAGTCTGCTTTAGCGTCTTGGTTGATATATTGGTTTTTATTAACCAGGCCTCTTTCAAGGATACCAATAACTGCTCCTACCATGCACCAGCTTAAAGATATTTTATGGGCTGAACTTGCTAAATGGAAATTCAAAGGAAGAATACTTGATACAGTTGTTGATATGACAGACACCCGACTTAGTATCAAAGGTGGTGGAGGAGACTATAAGAAAACTTGGTTCGCAGTGCCAGTGTCAGCAAGGAAACCCGAGAACCTTCAGGGATTTCATGCTGACCATTTGTTTTTTATAGCGGATGAAGCTTCTGGTATACCTGATTCTAACTACGAAGTTATTGAAGGGGCTTTAACTGGTGAGAACAACAAGATGCTCTTACAAGGCAATCCTACGCAGCCTGACGGGTATTTTTATGACTCGTTTAATAAGAACGCCAATCTTTTTAATTGTATTACTTTGTCTTCACAAGACTCACCTCTTGTAGAACAAGACTATGTAACTCGTATGATTCAAAAGTATGGTATCAAGAGTAGTGTGTTCAGATATAGAGTTTTAGGAGAATTCCCAGTTATAGGTTCAGGAAATACTGTTATACCAGCTTCTTTTGTAGAGTCTGCTTTTAGTAGTTCTTCTGATGCAAGTAATGGTAAAAGAAGAATTGCTGTTGATATTGCGAGATATGGTGATGATGAAACTGTTATAGTTATTAGAAAAGGCTATGTAGTGGAGGCTATAATAAGGTTGTCTAATATGGATGAAGTAGAAATTGCTAACGAACTTATTAGACTTGCTTATATATATACTCCAGATGAATTAGCTGTAGAAACAGCAGGTATAGGTAATGGTGTATACGATATTGTTAAAAGAAAAAGATTGGGGTGTAAAGTGCTTCAGTTCGTTCCTCAATTATTGCCTTTAGATAAAAGCACATATGAAAATGCTATTACAGAGGCTTGGTTTCAACTTAGATTCCTTTTACAACCAACAGCTAATAAAACAAGTTTGCTCAGTATGAAGCCGGATGATGATATTTTAGAACAGCTCACATCAAGAAGGTATGAATCAAGAGGAAACGGTAGAATAAAATTAGAAGATAAACAAAAACACAAGCAAAGAACAAAAGGACAATCGCCTGATATAGGAGATGCTTTAGCTATTGCTTTTTATGAAGGTAATTTTAGGTCTAATGCCCCTAAAGTTGTACAGAGAAAAATTATAACAGGAAGTGAGAGTGAATGGGAGAAAATCAGAGGATTTTAAATATGAGCCCTTATAAGGCAGCTGGGTTGACTTCGCAAGTCGTTCCTGAAGCGGGAAATGTATATGCTTATTTAAGTAGGAATAGCAGTATGGATACCTTACTTGCTTATGATGGTAGTGATGATGTAGGCTTTGAAACACTTACCAAGATGTATGGAGATTCTGATATTGAAAGATTTGTGTTTATGAAAGCAGCTCTTAGTGCGTCTATGGTACAGGGATATACCAATGAAAACAAAGAAATAGAAGAATTTGTTTGGAAGACTTTAAAAGATGCAGAGGGTAGTTTTCATCTTACACTTGCAGATGCTCTTGCAGATTGTACTGTTTATGGACATCATTTCAGTGAGATTGTTTGGAAGAAGTTAGCCACTGGTAAATATTCTATAAAAAGATTTGTGTATATTGACCCTGTTGACAGAACGGTTATTTTAAATGGTTCACACGATATCAAAGCAGTTAGACACTTCAACGGAGACATAAAGAGAAATAAGTTGTTATATCTTAACTTCAGACCTAACAGAGGTATTTGGGGTAAGAGTGAAATAGCTTCTTTGTATCCATATTTTTTATTGCAGAGAACAAGTTTGTACAATTTTGGTAAGACATTGGAAAGGTTTGGGTTTCCTTGGGCTATTGGTAAAGCTAATGATACAGAAGGTATGCTTAGCACTCTTGTGAATATGTATAATATTGCTTCAGCTGCAATTGGAACAGATGAAGAAATAAATCTTCTTGAACCACAGAGTAAAGGAGAAGTATTTGATTATGCTTTAGATATTGCTTTAAGAGCTTATCTTAGGAAGTTAGGGATACCAGAACTTCTTGTTAATGTTAAAAACAGCGGGACTTATAATTTAGGTGAAGTTCAGTTTAGTTGGTTCTTAGACGAAAACGAAAACAACACTAAACAGAAAAATGATGAATTAGTTGCAAGTTTTGTTAAACCAATTGTAGACCTGAATTTTGGTGAGCAAGATTCATATGGTGAATTTAAGATTCTTAAGAATCCTAATGCTGAAACTATGAAACAATATGCTGCTGTAATGCAAATGATTGCACAAGGGAACAGTTTGAATGACCCAATAAGAAAACAGATATTTGGTATGATGGGATTTGACCAAGAAGAAATAGGAAATACATTTGAAAAGGTATTAGTGAAAGGAGATGAAGGAAATGGACAAGACTCAAAATCTGACTCTAAAAATTCCGGGGATAACTGAGTTTGAACCAAATGAAGCAGGTGTAAGAGAAGTAGAGTTATGTGTTGTTCCAGAAGGTAAGTTTGCTGAAAAAGGATGGTTCAAAGATACTCACTATGTTGGATATAATGAAAAAGATATAGAAAACATGGTTGAAAAATTTGATAAAGGACAACCACACTATGTTCCTTTCATGAATGAACACCACGGAAACAAATCAATTGCTGAAATTCAGAGTGTTTTTCAAGAAAAGGACAATTCCGATGGAAAACAAAAAGGTCTGTATGCGAAACTATCAGTGAATCCAAAACAATACACTCTGATGAAGTCATACAACTACGTTTCTCCTGAAATTTTTGAAGATTATATAGATGCTGATGATAATTCACAAGGTAAAGTGTTTGCTGGATTTGCTTTAACTGACAGACCAAGACATAAAAGAATAAGAAAGAATAATTTTGAACTCTTTTATAATTTTGAACCCACTGAGGAGGAAGATATGACTTTACAGGAATTTGAAGTTGAAAAAGCAAAAATAATTGCAGAAGAACAAACAAAATTTGCAACACAACTTGCAGAAAAAGAAGCAAAGCTTGCAGAATATGAAACGAAACTTTTTTCAGAAAAGGTGACTTCATGGAAGAGTACCAAACTTGGAGAAAGCTATACTCCTGCAACTGTTGAAAAATATGCAGAAAAGTTGATTAAAGAACAGATTAATTTCGAAACAGCGAACGAACTTATTTCTTTAACTGAAAAGGTTGAAACAAATCAAATTTATGAACAGAGTTTTGCTGATAAGAAAGATTCTGACAAAATCAAAGACTTTGAATCAGAGTTAGAAAAACTCGGAAAAGAAGATGCTAAGAAAATTAAGGAGGGAAACTTAGATGCCTAATTATTACGAACAAACCATGTCAAGGTATTCTTGGATCGAGAAGCAGGATATTATCAGAGCAGAAGTTTCTGAAGACGTCACGGAAAGGTGTCTCGTAGCCAGAAAACTTGACGACAACACTATTGTAAGATATGACACAGACGACACGGTTGGAGATAATGTATCGGCAGCTAATTACAAACCTCTTGGAGTTATTGTATATGATTCGTATGCTTCTGGAGAAGAAGCTAACATAGCCATCAGAGGTACTTTTGGAGCCATTGGAGTTCATCTTGATGCTCATGTAGACACACTTTCATTGGATGATACTGGTGGTGTTGCAGGTGGAAAATTACTTACATGGACTATGAGTCACAAGCCACTTCCTACAAGCACTTTGCATACAGAAACTGTTGTTGTTGAATCGAAAGCCAATGGTGATGACTTTGCAGAAGTGGATTCTTCTAAGTATACTGTAGCCACTGTGAGTGGAACTACTTCAATCACTTTTGGAGCAGCAGATGATGTGCCAGCTGATACTGGAGCTATACAGATTACTTATATGGCTATTCCAAACACTACAGATAGAGTAAGGTTTGAACCAGTTATAGCTATACAAACGGTTGAAACAATCAAGAGGGAGGTTTAATAGATGGCTAACCAAATGCTTACACCAGCCGCGTGGTCTTATTGGGTTGGTATAACAAGAGAAGCGAGACCAGACACAAGATTCCTCACAAACACTTTGCTTGGTGGAATCAACTTAGGAAACTCTAAGGTAAAGACAAGTCCTATTGAAGATATTAAATATGACTTCTATAGAAAACCACAGGCTCTTGCTCCTATGAGAGGGTTCCATGATGAAGCCGTGAAGCTTAATCAGGAAGACTCAAGGGAACAGAGAACAATTGCAATTCCATCTATTCCAATGGAAGAAGATGCAGGAATCAGACAGGCTTATGATGCAGTTCCAGCACCAATGGAAGATATAAGGGCTTCTGCAAAGAGACTTAATAGTGTAGTTAAAGGACAGATTGCTGATAAGCTTACAGGAATGAAAGGGCTTGTAGCAAGAAGAATTGAATACCTTTTGGCTGATATTGTAGAAGATGGTAAGATTTCATATGATGATGGTGTTTATTCATACAGTCATGATTTTGAATTAGAAGCAAGTTTCTTCTTCAACGCTGCTAAGAAATGGGACGTTGCAGATGCAGATATAATCAAAGATTTAAGACTCTGGAGAAAGAAATATGCTAAACATACAGGTATGCTTCCAACTATGCTTATTTGTGGTGAAAACGTTGCAGACTTCCTTGTTTATAGTGATGCACTTAAACAGAGATTAGACAATTACAAAGTTGCTAATTGGGGAAATCTTGACCCTTCATTTAAACCTTCAGAACTTGGAGAAAGAATTCTTACGCTTCCTGGAATTGGAGAAATGTATTCATACTACGGTCAGTATGACGATGCTACTGGAACAAGAAAAACATATCTTGACCCTGATAGAGTTTATATGATTGCGCCTCAGTCTTTCCAGTTATACTATGGTTCAATTTATTCAACATTGTTTGGTAATAATCCTGTCAAACAGACAGATGTACTTACATACGTTGAAGAAAAGCAGAATCATAAGGGATACAAAATTTACTATGAAACAAAGCCAATACCAATAGTTACTAATCCTTACGCTGTTATGAGCATAAAGGTATTATAGAAAAGATAACTTACTCTAAGCCCCCGTCTTGGGGGCTTATTTGTTAGGAGTGATTAAATGGCTTATGCAACTTTAGCTGAATTAAAATTAAGAGTAGATACTAATATACTTAGAGAACTTTCAGATGATAACAACTCCGGAGTAGCTATTACTGATGTTTTAACTGAGGCTTTGATAGCAGGAAGTAATTATGCTGATAGTATGATTCCAGACCACATTGCTACCATTCCTCTTCAAAAAGAAGTGTGTTTAATTAAGGCACAAGAAGTTCTTTACAGGAGAAGAAGTTATTTTGATGCTGCTAATGACTTAGCTAAGACTATAACTTCTGTTATAAATGCTGCTAACAACAGGATTGTTCAGAATTCAAAACCTGTGTTAGATTCTACAAACAGGATACATACAACTGATTCTTTACATGATAGTGATTGGGAAACCTATTTTCGAGGCACTGATGACATCTGGTAGTCTCTTTGGAGTTGTTCAGAATATAATTGAACCTATGTTAGCTAATTGCAAAGAACAATGGGAACAACATATTAGAACAAATTTTGATACAGAAGGGAGTTTGGTTGGTGGATGGCACACTTTAGCCGATAGCACAAAAAAATTAAGAGAAAAGTTAGGATATGCAACTGAACCTATTCTAAATATGCGTGGAGTTTTAAAAAAATCTGCTGTAGTAGAGACTTGGTCGTGGTTGCCAATAGCAAATGTTTCACTAATTTGGGGTGGTAAACGCAGAGGCGGTGCTTTGAAAACTTGGAATGGTAAAAGTTTGACTGGTTTACATCATTACGGATGGGTTGGTTATAATCCCCTTACAAAAGAAACTTTTTCAGTACCACGAAGGGAATTATATAATGAAACTACTTTAAAATCAATATTTGAAAACACAGTAGAAAAACCTTTTAATCGAGCAATAGAACAATATGCTTTCAGTATACTGGGAGGGAAGAAATGAGTTTAACTTTTGAAGAAATATATCCTGCTGTCTATAAGAATTTTGCAAAAGATATTGAGGAAAACTTACAGATAAAATTTTATCCTATGCAAATTAACTTAATACAAGATACAGGAATAGATAAACCTTGTAATTATATGAGTTCAATAGATATGCCTAATGAAACATTTTGGTTTGATATGGCAAATTTCAAGATTATTTTTAATATGACTATAGGAGACGAATCGGTCAAGAACGACACCATTGAAAATGTATGTAATGTGTTAGGTTTGTATGGAAGATTTATTGATGTATACGATTCTAAGAAATTTGAAATAACAACTAATGGAGAGAGTTTTGAAGTCAAAGGGGATATAATAGATACATCACCAAGAATGAGTATGCAATTTGATGTGATGTATGGATACAAAACTTTGAATTTTCAATATATGTATGAATTTGTGAAAAAAGGAGGAGAATAATGCCTGTATATACAAATGTTAGAAACTTAGAAAAGAGTTTTTCAGGTTCAAGAATTAGACATCTTAACGGTTATGTAAGACCAAGTGCTTCTTCTTATTTTATGACTGAAGTTTCTGGTTTGCTTGTAGACGACGAGGCTCTTAGCGCAGTTCTTCCGACTATTAGCCTTGAAGTTGGAGCTACAATAGTTACATCTGTTTCTGCAAATGCAGAGGATAGAGGAAGAATTAATTTTAGTTATAGTAGGATAGGTGCAAGTGCTTTTACTAAGCCAACAGGAAGTGGAACGGCAATAACAGAAAACTGTGATAATGGTAAATGGAGTGGAAACTTAAATGTATCATTTGAAGGTCCAGCCTGTGATGATGAAGTCAGAATAACAGCTGCTAATGGTACAATTCTTACTTATGATAGTGCCACTAATGATTTTGAAACACTTATAGGTACAATTGCAGCGTTATCTACTGATACGTCTGAATCAGGTACAGAATATGACCCAACTGAGGGAGAAACAACCTTTGTAAGAAAAGAAATATTTGATGCTGATAGTACAGCACTTCCTACAGATTGGGCTGACATGGCATAGTGAGGTGATTGAATGCCTGTATATACTTCTTTAAGACAATATAAAAAGAAAACAAGAAATAGACAGAAATGGTTGTATGGATACAGTGTTGATTCAAACGCTATGTGTTATTTAGAAGGTAGTGGAGCTTTTCTTGACGGAGAACTTCCTGTTGATTTACTTAAGCTTGGTGTAGATTTTAACCAATCAGACACTATACCATTATCAGGTGATACAGCTACATATAATGCTTATCCTATTATTACAAGTATGTCCGCAAATGCTTCAATGGGAAACACAATCAATTTTAGTTATTCTATATTTGTTAAAATACTTGAATCTTTTGCTTATGCTTTTGAGGATAAAATAACAGAACCTTCTGAACCACCAATAGATTTTGGTACAACAAGATACTATTGCCATGGTGACGGAGAACCAGAACAATTCACTTGGAATGTTAGTACGAGTGTAGTAAACTCTGGTTGTGTTAGCGGTGAGGTTGGTTCTAAAGTAGGTGCGGTAAGAGTTTCTTCTTTAAATGCTTCATTGACACAATTCTATGAAGGTAGTTCTGGAGATGCTACAATTAACTCAAGTGCTTTATACTTACCACCACCGTGTGGAACCTTGCTTCAGGCAGCTGATTTTACTGTTAGTGAGACTGGTACAGAATATACTACTGATAACACTTCGGGAAGAGATTTTGTTTCTGCTGAGTGTGATGGAATACCAGAAATACCAACTTATTGGATTGAATATCCAGTAATTGAATCTTAATAAACATATCTAAAACCGTCTTAATTCATTTTGGGACGGTTTTTTATTATGGTAAAATGAAGTATAAAATTTATGGAGGTTATATATGAGCAAACTTAATATTGGAGATTTTGAATTAGAGTTTAAGGAATTTGATGCGTTTGAAACCATTCCTTTCATTCCTTTCTTTCAGAGAGTAGCTTTTTCAAACACTGGGATAAGGCCTGATTTGAGAGAAAATATTTCTAAGCAAGCAGCTGTATTGGAAAAGAAACCTGACAACGAAAAAGCAAAAGAACAACTTGAAAAAATGACAAGTCTTCTTCAATCAGAAGTGTCTACATCTTTTATTAGAATGTTTAAGAATATGAGTCCACAGGAATGGAAAGAAGCAAGAGGGTTTATAATTAAACATATTAAAACATGGAACATGGAAGTTAAAAATGATAAAGATAAGATGGCTATAGCTGAAATTAATGAGAAGAGTTTTAACAAGATTCCAAGAGTTCTTCTTATGCCTTTGCTTTTAAACGTTGCTTTTCTTGTCTTAGACAACGGTGGAAGTGAAATAAATTTTTCTATAAGCAAATAAACAGTCTTTCTGAAACATACAACACTTCTCCGGAAGGTAAGGGAAAAGACCTTTTATTTGGCGAAATGATTACTTTGCTAAGATATGTTAAAAGCATTTCTAAAGAGAATTTAAGTGCAGAAGCTCTGTATACTCTAATTAGCTATGAAATTTTAATTGAAAGCAAGGTGAATACACTTGGCAAGAAGTTATAGCGATTCAGATGCTAATTTTACTGTAAATATGGGTTTAAGTTCTGCTATTAGCCAATTAGAATTACTCCAAAAACAAATGGAGAAAGTCTTTGGGACAGGTGCTAAAAGCGGAGTAATAAATATGAAATTGATGTTAGATACAACTGATGCTATGAGAAAAATCAAAGCTCTTAGCAATAATGTCGTTCGTCTTAAAGTTGAATTAGATTCATCTTCTATTGCTCAGCAAGTTCAAAAAGCAGTTAGTAATGTTTTTATTTCAGGAGATAAATCTGGTGGTGTCAGAAGTGCTTCTACTATTCCTGCGCTTCCTTATTATAACGCTGGTATGTTACCTGCTTTAGGAAGTTCACAAGCTGTTCAATCGCCTATAAGTTGGTGGCCAAATCCATCAACAACAGGGACACAAACACCAAAACAAACTATTTTACAAGGAAGCTTTCAAGACTCATCTTATAACACAGCAGGTTTGTATTTCTTATCACAGGCACTTACATCTATGGGTTATCAGATTAAGAATGCTTTTGATACTGTGTCTCAGAATTATGACCAATCAGCTTTAAGTTTCAGAAAGACAGAACTTGTATCGGGTATGAGTGGGAGTCAATTCCAAGAATACAAAGGAGATTTGCTTTCATTAGCTCCTGAAACAATGACAAGTTTGCCTATATTAGCTGAAATGGGTTATTCATTTGCTACCAGAGGTTACATGGACCCTTCAACAGCAAATGAAATTATAGAACCTATTGCAATAGCAGGACTCATAACTGGTGAAGACCCTGTGACTATGGGTAAGTCAGTTATGTCTCTTATGCAGGCTTGGAATCCAAACAGTATGGAAGCACTTCAAGTCAAAGCACCAAGATTAGTTGGAGATTATGCTGATTTAACAACTTACGCTTATGCTTCATCTCCATTGGAAACAAATTGGTTTAAAGATATAGCTAACTATGCTGCACCTGTTTTTGCTGGACTTGGTTTTGGACCAGAAGAAACTATGAGTACATTTATGGCTATGTCTCAGATGATTCCAACCGCAGGTATTGGTTCAAGAAGTGCAAGAATGGCTGTATCTAATCTGTTTGATATAGACAAACTTAGAGGCGTATCAGACAAATATGGTATAGACCTTCAAAGTGATATACAAGGAGTTCAAACAGCAGGTGGCGGACTTGCAGAAGTTTTCCAAAAGCTTTCTGACAGGATAAACGAATTGCCTGAATGGGAAAAAAATGCTTTTATGAGAGATATTGGTGGTGGCGTCAGAGGTGGAATGGCTCTTCAGGCTCTTTTACCTGTTATTGGAAACATCCAAGATTACCAAAGAAACATAGAAGCTGAAGCAGAAGGTTATACATACATTAAACAAGCTGAGTATCAAACAACTCCTTACGGTCAATTACAATCAGCAGAAGCTGAAAGAGACGCTTTGCTTTATGGTGTTGGTGAAAACACTGTAGGTATCAGAACTACTATAATGCAGCTTGAAAACAGTCTTTTAAAGGTAGTACAAGCTTTACCAAAAGAACTCCTTGCAGGTGGCTACACAGCTGCTAAAACGGCAGAAGTCTTTGGAGGTGCTACTTCGCAGTTGGCTAATTTAGCTATTATAAGACAATTTACTTCAGGTGGCTCTTTAGGTGCGTTAGGTAAAGGAATTGGAATTGCAGGGCTTGTAGCACCTCTTGTAGCAGGTGTTGTTGGTGCTGCACAAACTAATTACAATGAAGGAAAATCAATAGATTTACAAAATCTTATGGATGTTTTAAAAGATAAAGACGTAATGGCTCAAGGAGACTACATGGGCAGGGGTGTAAGAAGAATAGGTTCTTTTTTTGATTATGACGACGAAATGCTTTCAAAATACAAAGCAGGAGAAATAACAAAAGCTCAATTTGAAGGTAGAATTGGGGATACGAATATGGAAAAATTAATTAACGCTTTTAGAAAAGTTTATGAGAAACTAATGCCTGGCGAAAAAACAAATTATACTATTGATGGTGAATATTCAACTCCAGAAGAAGCAAATGCACGAGTAAGAGAAATGACTGACAGATGGGCACAAGGTTCAAAAAC